GTGAGTTTGTTGCAGGATTTAAAGACTTAAATCCAAGCATTTGACCTAATGTATAGTGGGATATATCTTTTTTTTTACGCCATTCTGATAGTGTCATTTTTCTCCTTTGTTTTATACTATATGGTTGTATATACATTGTATTATTTTACTTGCAATAGTTTTTTTAAATTGTATAAAAGAATAAATGAAAGGGAAAAACAAATGATTACAAAAGAAAACTTAAAAAAACATTTTATTAATTTTAATGGTGGTAAAGGATTAGATCATTGGTCGCCTAGCAGCTCGCAAAACTTTACTCGATTGTTAATTAACTACTCTTTACCACAAGAGCTGCGAAGGTCCTTTCTCATTCGATACAAAGCACCCTTTGGCAACCTGGTCAACAACATTGCACAACGAATGACTTGTAATATTTTATTTCAAGGAGATAAAAAGATTACCTTGAAGAACAAAAATTATGACGAAGTGTTTCAACAAGAGTTAGATGAGATCAATAAACTAACACCAACAGTTGATGAGAAAGATAAACTAGCAAGAGATATGATGGTTAGCTTTGCACATCCAACAATCCAAAACTTAATAGAATGTATTGTGAAAGTTTTTGGTGGTGAGGATTTAGTAGCTGAACGATATGTATCTAGCAAAAGCGAAGAGATGATCCATGACATCATAGGTCGTATTGATGTTGAGAGTAATACAAAAATATTAGAAGTAAAATGTAAACCACCTACCATAAAAAAGAAAAGAGGTAAGGATGAATATTACATGGCAACAACGCAGCTACCAGAAGAACCAGACCCAATGCACATCTCTCAAGTTGCCTTCTACTATCATTGCACAAAAAGAAAACCATTCTTGGTTTATGTAAATGAAAATGAATACAGATTGTTTGATGATGAATACTATCAACTAACACCAAATTATTTAGAAGAACGATATAACTTGATGACCCAAAGATTAAAGTCATGGGAAGAGTTAATCGTATTCTGTAAAGGAGACATGAATAAGCTAGCACACTTTGCAGAACCACCAGAATTAAATCATCCTTTTTATTATAGGGATTTAATAGACGAGCAAAAACAACAAATCAAAAAACTATGGGGGTTAGACGCATGACGCAAAAAAGTGTAAGAACTTGTACTCATTCAAAGGAAGGTTTACTTGAAGGTAAATGTATTGAGTGTGATACATGGGATGAAATAACTAAACATTTCAAACCTAATTATATTACTAAAGATGATGGTAGTAAATCAAAACATAAAGTATTGACAATTAGTTCAACTACTTTTGATTATTATAAAAATAAAATAAGGGAGAAAATATGAAACTAAATATATATCAAAAACTACATAAGGCAGCTTGCGAAGCTGGAGGTGTGGCAAAGGGAA